TTATGATTCATGTTGCATTTCGTGTTGCATAGACTCAAAATAGTCGATTGCAATCTTATTCATTTTATCTTCCATGTCCGGAAGAGTGTGACGGTAGACTTCTTTCAGTACCGAATCATTTCCCCATCCACCAGATTGCATGATATATGCATCTGGTATACCAAGTGCATGCTGGACAGAAGCGTTGTAATGCCTTAAGTCATGGAAACGAAAGTGCGGTATCTCTAATTTCTTAAGCAGATTTCCAAACAATGTTGTTAATGTATTCGGATTCATGTCTACAGTGTCGGTTGGTAGTTTCAAGAACTTCTCGATTACGAACGATGGGTAGTTCACATATCTGTCACCAGCATAAGACTTAGGTGCTTTTACAATCCATTCCCCCTCGTCATTCATAACCATTGTTTTTGTAACGTGGATTGTGTGATTCTTAATGTCAGACTTTTGCAATGCACAGATTTCGCCTCTCCGCATAGCTCCAAACGCTGCGAGAAGAATCGGCACTTCCATGATAGTTCCTTCTGATGCACGAACAATCTTTTTGATGTCCTCTTCTGTAGGAATGTAAATATTGCTCCTAAGTTTCTTCGGAAGAGTGATATTGATTACGATTCCAGGACGAAATCTTTTCATTACCGCACTGATCAGACCGTTCATGTCACGAACAGACTTAGGTGACAGCTCTGTAGATGCATTATTAATCACTTTTTGAATTACGCTTTGGGTGAGTTCTTTCAGCTGATACTCCTTAAGCGGTACCATGCAATTGTGTTGCATGCTCTTGTACTTCCTGATACTGGACGGAGAGAGGACAGCGGACCGTTCCTGTATATACTTTTCCAGTGCATCACCGAAAGTCATTTGCACTTCTTCATCTTTCTTGATTTCTTTGTTATCTGCCCATTCAGCAGCCATTGCTTCAACTTTTCTTTTTCCTCTTGCCGATGGATCATCACAAGTGAAAGACTTATAGATTCTTTTCTGCTTCTGCTTTTTTGTTTTCGGATCAATAACTGGTTTTCCATCCTTATCCACCACATTTTCATAGTGTGAGAATACCAGACATCTCCATGATCCGGAAGGTAACTTCTTAGCTGTTGCCATATAATCATCTCCTTTTTATAAAAAATGGTATAAAAATAACAGCCTAGCAACAGAACAAGAGTTCTGATTGATTGACTGCTCCGAAGATGATACAATATTCATTGGATTTTGGAGTATCTCTTCGGAGTTACTAAAAGAAGCACATTGGCGTGTGTTTCTTTTAGTTGACCGTTCCTGTTGGCGCAGGAGCGGTTTCTTTTTTGGTATTAATTAAAAGAAAGTCTGCGAACTTCATTTGCAGTATTGGTATTACATTTGATTTCCTTTTGAACTCTCGTTCCTGTTTCTGTAGATTCGAATACTAAAAATGCAACGGTATCTAATTCCTGCTGTTTTGTCGTAGTAGTTGTGTTGACTTTTGTTTTCTTTCCGAGGGATGCGCCGACGACGGCACCGACAGGTCCAGCAACTGCAGCACCAATTAGTGCGCTGCCAGCACGACCGTGAGTTTTATTATTTCCGGTTGTTTTGCTGATTAAATTGTATTGAGGACCATCCCAAATAAAATCAACCAGTTTAAAGTGTCCAGCGCCTTCCTGAAAAGAATTTCCGAAATAGTATAAACCATTTCCATCTTTACGGAATTTTAAACCACCTATATTGTATTGTGTTTCAGCTTTTTTTAAGGCTTTGATGCGATCGCGCTCAGCCTTTTCGGCTTGTCGCTTCTCCCAGTCAGCTAAATGTTCTTCTGGAGTCTTTTTGGCAGTGGCTTCAAAGAAGCTGCGGTCGTCTTCAGTCAATGTAGAAATTTCATTATTTTCTATTTTTTGCCTTAAGTCAGCATATCTAGAAGCGTTATCCCAGCTTCCTTTTAATTTGTCTAAAAAACCCATGTTTTTTTATCCCTCTCTTTCTTTTGCGAGACCTGTTCCTTACGAGCCACCACTGCTCGTATATATAATCCCTTGTGAGGTTATATCACATCATTTCAACCACTACCAGATTCGGAATGAAGTATATAATATAGTTATCAACGGTAGTATATACTCCATACTTATCACGGTAGCAACTGATACATTCTTCCAGATATTCTTCTGTAACATCCAGAAAGTCTGCAATTTCATATTTATTTTGACATCCAGCATTGAATGCGTGGATGATTCCCATAAGTCCGATCAGGCGGTTGTAGCCGTGCAATCGGGCTTGACGTTCCTGTTTACGGTTTTGTACGGAATTTATATCTATAATATCACCAACGGATGTGTGGTGATGTCCAAGTTCTTCAGCCAGTGTACAGGCTTTTTGAACTGTATTCATATCTTTTCTGATTGCGACAGTACCGTCACAATACAATCCTTTTATTCGATCACTGTGAAATGTATAATCTATAACATCTATACCGTCCCCGCAGGCTTCGTCTTGTAAACATTCGTATGTGTTCATATGTATAGCACCTCCCACTACAGCATATCCGTTTATCTATCCAATAAAAATGTTTTATTTTCTTCTGTTCTTTACAAATGCAGCGAAGTTTTTGATTTCTTCCATTTCAGACTCAGTGTATTCTTCACCGTCGAAGTGGGCGGCGAGAGTGGCAGGATGATAAGTATTGTCTATAACCATTTTTTCTAATTCATCTGCGGTAATTCCTAAAGCATTACATATCTTACAAACATTAACATACCCTGCTTTTTCAGCACCACGTTCCAATATAGCTTTTACAGTTGAATATGGAAGACCAGATATTTTTACGATATCTGCAACTTTCATATTCTTATTTTCCATTAGTTTTTTCAATAATTCAGCACGTTGATCCATTTTCTGTACCTCCTTGAATTGATATTACAATATTGCGTAACGAAAGTAAATAGAAAATTGCAAAATATTGCAAAAAATATGTTGACAATTGCGCAATAATGCAATATAGTAAAAATACGAATTGCGGAATTGCGCAATTTGAAAATGCGGACTGCATTGGAGAAAGGTTGATAGTTACTGGAACATTAAAGCTCCTTTTCAAGGTGGAATGCTAACGGAGTTTCTCCGAAGCAACCAGTATAAGACAGAGCGACTATCTTATAACCAAGTTTTATCCACTTCTCAGCTAATGTTTTGGAATAAGTAATTCGTTTTATAGTACCACCTCCTTTCATAGAGGCGATTTGCAGTCCGCATCAATATTATAGCAGAAGGGAGTGAGAAAAGTTGCCAGAAGTAAAAGTTGATAATCTGGAAGCGGAAATGAAACGAAACAAAATTTCGCGTTCTGACATTGCCAATTTACTGGGATTGTCATACAGAACTATTCATTCCAGATTTAATGGCGAATCAGAATGGGGATATGCTGAATGTGTTAAAGTGCGAGATGCATATTTCCCAAACATGACATTAGACTACCTGTTTGAAACAGAAGAGAAAGTGAGGTGAGAGCAATGAAGAAAAAGATTATCAATAAGAGAGTCAATGGAGATTCTGAAGAGCTGCACGCATTGAAAGGCTTTAAGGTCTTAGCTGTTGGCAACGGAACAATCGGAGAAGAGTGTGCGTTGAGTATCATGCTGATGAACGAGAACAACGTTGCTGTTGATTTAAGTATCACAGATGACGGAGCGTACCTCAGCGATTTCTACGCACTGACAGAGGACATGATTCCACGCACTTATGATGACTAGAGAGGTGAGAGGAGATGCCAAAATTAAAAATATCTGACAGGGAAAGGCAGAACAGAATACTTCTTGCAATCATTGAGTCAGGAAAGACTATGACAGCTATTGATACTCAGAAGCTTTCAAAACTGACCGGTATCCCGCCGAGCACTCTGTACCAAAGATTAAGTCAGCCGGATAATATCCGAATCAGTGAATTAAGAGAAATCCTAAGGGTGCTCAAAATCACTGATGAGGAAAAGGCGAAGATAGGTAGGGAAGTGATATGAGAGATTGTAGTTTCTGTAAAGAAAAAAACAGATGCATGGAAAGAAGTAGATGTATTCCGTGTTCATCATTTAAGAAAGAAGGTGAGAAAAATGAATCAGATCGATATGATCGACATCCAAAGAAGAGCAATCCAGATAGTTAATACCAAGAGAGAGCCAAGAAGAATTGAGCATGATGACAGAGAAGAAACAACGTCAGCGGTTATGACAATAGTTGCGATGGGATTGGTAGTTGTCTTAGGAATCGCAACATGGGTTATCTTCGGATATTAAAAAAGAGTGCCCAGAAAAGGCGGCAACCTTCGGACACTCGGAAATTAGTCAATTACATTATAAGAAAAGAAAGAAAATTAGTCAAATGATTGAAGCAACAAGAATAAAAACAAACGATAAGGATGGTTGTCAGGTAGAAGCAAGTGGAAGTATTGGTGATCTTATGATGGAGTATAAAGCAATAACGGAAGCTCTCTTCAAAACGGTCAGTAGAGAGGCTGGATTAGGACTCGCAGAGGAACTCTTTATGAAAGCAATAAGAATGACAATTGAGGGAGAGAAGAATGAACGATCCGTTTGAAGTATTTGATTTTAAGGACGAAAAGGACTGGTTAAGTGGAAGAATGAACGGCATCGGTGGAAGCGATGCGAGCGCAGTGGTCGGGATGAATCCTTACAAGAGCAACATCAATCTGTTTGAAGAGAAGACTGGGAGAAGAATTCCGGAAGATATTTCTGGAAAATCCTGTGTGATCTATGGAAAATACGCAGAAGGACCAATCAGGGAATTGTTTAAGTTGGATTATCCGGAATATGTGGTAGAGCATCATGAGTTCAGGATCCTGCGAAGCATCCAATATCCATTTATGCAGGCGTCACTGGATGGGGAGCTGACTGATCAGGACGGCAGACGAGGAATTCTTGAGATCAAGACAACCAATATTTTGCAGAGTATGCAGAAAGAAAAGTGGAGAGACCGGATTCCGGATAATTATTACATACAAGTTCTGCATTACCTGCTGGTCACAGGATATGAGTTCGTTGAATTGTGTGCTCATCTGAGAACAGAATGGGGCGGAGAGAAGCGAACGACAGTGAAACATTATCACATAGAAAGAGCAGAAGTTCAGAATGATCTGGATATGCTGCTTAGAGAAGAAACGAAGTTTTGGAATTATGTAGAGAGTGGCAGGAAGCCACCGCTCATACTTCCAGAGATATAAATACAAGGAGGAACAAAATGGAATTAAGAATTACTAATCCGGAAGAAAATGGATTTTTGAAAGAGATCCAGTGGAACCAAGAGGAAGTCAAATCATGGGTTGCTGCAAGAGTGCAGGATTATAAGACGATCGCATATACTGCAGATCAGGCGAAAGACATGAAGAGAGATCGTGCAGATCTTAATAAGTTAAAAGCTGCATTCGAAGACGAGAGAAAGCGTCTGAAGAAAGTGTGTATGGAACCGTATAACCGGTTTGAACAGCAGGTGAAAGAAATTACAGCACTGATTGATGAACCAATTCAGTTAATTGATTCTCAGCTGTCTGAAATCGAAGAGAGACGCAAGCAGCTGAAACAGAAAGAGATAGAAGAACTTTTTGAAACGATCGGATTTCAGGACTTCATTACGCTGGAAAGAATCATGGATCCGAAGTGGCTGAATGCAACGGTATCTCTTAACAAGATTGAAGAGCAGATGAAGAACTTGCTGTTTAGAGTCGGTACTGAAGTTTCTACGATCAATAGTCTTCCGGAGTTTAGCTTTGAAGCACTGGAGAATTACAAGAAGACGCTTGACTTAAATATGGCCATTGCAGAAGGACAGAGACTTGCAGACATTCAGAAGCGGAAACAGCAGTATGAAGAAGAACAGAAACGTATTGCTGAAGAAAAAGCAAGACAGGAAGCAGAAGAACTTACAGCTAAGCAGCAGGAAGGTGATGAGACAGTCAAAGAAGCTACACCGGTTAATGAGACTGTTATTGTAAGAGAAGAGCCAGTTGCTGCAGACCTGATCCAGTTAGACTTCCGTGTATTCGGAACAAGAGAGCAGATCATGGCATTACGTAACTATATGATTGAGAATCAGATTAAATTTGGAAAGGTGGAATAAAAGATGGCAGTACAGAACAGTTTAGCAAACAGACAGACGAAAACAGGAATGGCTGCATACCTGACGCAGGATGCAGTAAAGAAACAGATCAACAGTGTGGTTGGTGGAAAGAATGGGACAAGATTCATTTCCAGTATCGTATCAGCAGTTCAGACAACACCGGCTCTACAGGAGTGTACAAATCCAAGCATCCTGTCAGCAGCATTACTCGGAGAAGCATTGAACCTTTCCCCGTCTCCACAGCTTGGCCAGTTCTATATGGTCCCGTTCGATAACAAGAAGAAAGGCTGCAAGGAAGCGCAGTTTCAGCTTGGCTATAAGGGATATATTCAGTTGGCAGAACGTTCCGGATACTACAAGAAATTAAATGTTCTTGCAATCAAGGAAGGGGAACTGATTCAGTATGATCCTCTGAATGAAGAAATCGAGGTGGAACTGATCGATGATGATGTGGTTCGCGAAGAGACTCCGGCAATGGGATATTATGCTATGTTTGAGTATGAGAATGGGTTCCGTAAGACCATGTACTGGTCCAAGAAGAAAATGCTTGCACATGCGGAGAAGTATTCCCAGGCATTTAAGAGAAATGGTGGAGCAAAGTCCTTGGAGCTTCTGGAACAGGGGAAGATTCCAGAAAAGGAACTTTGGAAATATTCTTCCTTCTGGTTTAAAGATTTTGATGGAATGGCATTGAAGACGATGCTACGTCAGCTGATCAGCAAATGGGGAATCATGAGCATCGATCTGCAGAATGCCATCGATAAGGATATGGCAGTCATCCATGAAGATGGAACAACGGATTATGTTGAGACTCAGACAGAACAGGATAATGTTGTTGCCGATCAGGAGCTGCAGGAAGTAAAAGAAGAGAAAGAAACAGAGTCAGAAAGAAGCGTAGAGGATGAGTTTTTCAAATAATGATAAGACGAGAGGAGAAGTGTTATGCAGCACATTAATTTAGAAACATTTGCAAATGGAGCATTTACCGCCCAGGTGAACCGGGCAATGGAAGAAGTCACAAAGAATATCCAGGATCCGAATACAGATGCAACAGTGGCAAGAAAAATCACTATAACAATTGGATTTAAACCAAATCAGGAAAGAAACTTTGTTGCTACTGGTGTACAGACAAAAACAACGCTTGCGCCGGCACTCGGAGCAGTGACAGCGATTTCAATGGGAAAAGATATCACAACCGGAGAGGTGGAAGCTGTTGAGATTGGAAATCAGATCCCGGGGCAGATGTCCCTCAATGACATGAATCAGGAACAGGAGGCTTCAACGGTTCAGATCATTGATGGAAAAGCCGTAGATACTGCAACCGGAGAAATCCTGGAATCAAAAGATACAGGAAACAAAGTAGTTGATTTAAGAAAAGCAAGAGAAGCATAAGGAGGAAGCAAAGATGTTTGAGGGATTAAGAGATGCATTTGAATATGTAACAGGATTGAAAGAAGAGTCTATGAAACCAATTGTGGAGACAATAAATGGAAAAATTTATTGCAATAAGAATCTTGTGAGATATGGCAAAGAGGATCTTGCGAGTTCGCTTGATGTAAATACACTTTCCGCAATGGTAGATTATATTAAGGGGATGCCGGAGGAGCTGAGAGAAAAGATGGTGTTACATATTATATCACCAACACATGTGAAGTTATTTTCTGGGCTTTTGGATGAAAAACGCCGTGAGTATCTGATTGAAAGTGTGGCAATTGTTAATGAATTTCAATTTGATAAGTACTATGATCAGGAACGTTTCCTGATTGAGCTTCAGGCAAACTTCGCAACGAATGAGGATCTTGAAACGCTCCTGCAGGTATCCGGGAATATTCAGGCAGGTACGACAGCTTCTTATTCGGATGATGGAATCTCACAGAAAACAACGATTAAATCCGGCGTACAGAGAGCAGATGTTATTGTTCCAAATCCGGTAAAACTGATTCCTTACCGTACGTTTCAGGAAGTAGAACAGCCCTCCAGCTTGTATGTGTTCCGTATCAGAGATGATGGTGGAGATCCGAAATTCAAGCTGGTAGAAGCTGATAATGGTTTATGGAAGAATGCAGCAATGAAAAAAATCAAAGAATATTTTGAATATGAGCTTGCAGAGACACCGATCATGAAAGAAGGAAGATTAACCATTATCGCATAAAAATGATATCTCCTTATAAATTGGATAAATGTCACACATGCAACTTGTAAAGGATGTTTCTCCTGTGCCGGATATTAGATGCGGTAATCCGGTACAGGAAGAAAGGGGAAGGAATGAAATCAGTAACATTTCATGTTCCGGGCAAGCCACAAGGAAAGGCAAGAGCCCGAACGGTTTACAATAAAAGCGTAGGTCACTCGGTTAGTTATACACCAGAGAATGATCTGTTGTATGAGAATCTGATTAAAGCAATGTATATCACTGCTGCCAAAGGAACTCGATTTGAAAAAGAGATCCCAATAGCTCTTCGAATCGTAGCAAGATTTGAACCACCGAAGAGTACTTCGAAAAAGAAACAGCAGCAGATGATTTCCGGAGAACTTCATGTTATGAAGAAGCCGGATATTGACAATATTGTAAAGGTTGTAGCGGATGCGCTGAATGGCGTGGCCTACAAAGATGATACTCAGATCGTATTTGTCGCTGCAAAGAAAGCATATTCAGCCGAGGAAGGATTGGATGTGATCGTGGAGGAATATAAAGCAACAGAATAAACAGGAAGGCGGTGGCAGCGTTGCCAAGACCAAAAAAGAATGGCCTAGACTACTTTCCACTTGATGTTGATTTCCTCGAAGATCCCAAAATAAAGATACTGAAAGCCAGATATGGCAGAGACGGTATTGTATTATATATCTACCTGTTGTGTGAGATATATAAGCAGGGATATTACCTGCAGATAGATGAAGATTTTGAATATATTATATCTGATGATCTAAAAATTGATCAGAACAAGGCGAAGCAGGTCTTGAACTTCTTGCTGTCACGGTCACTGTTTGATAACACACTTTTTCAGTCGGACAAGGTCTTGACCTCTGCCGGAATACAGAAAAGATTTCAACTTGCAGTCAGAGAACGAGCAAGGAAAAATCCGATAGAAGTTGGAAGGTACTGGCTTTTAAAAAAAGAAGAAACAGAACCTTTTATTAAGTGTACCCATTTTAGTGATTTATCCGAGATAAAAGAGAGTTATTCCCGGAAAAACGATTGTAATTCCACGGAAAAATCCCTAAAGAAAAGTAAAGTAAAGAATATAGATAATATATTAGGATTCAGCCCGGAACTTGAACAGGCATTTCAAATGTATATTCTTGTCCGTTCTAATAATTATGGAGACATAATACCGGAACAGATCCAAGCACTTCGAGAGGATTTGATCCAATTGAGTGATTCAGAAGTTGAACGCATTGCTATTGTTAAGAAGGCAACAGCAGGAGGATGGAAATCATTTTATAAGACACCATGCAAGGAGAAGCAGAGCAGAACCAAGAAGGCAGCAGTTAAGGACAATAACAATTTTAAGAGAAGGCAGTATGATATGGATGATCTTGAGAATCGACTGTTGGGAAGGTAGAGAAGAATGGGTGAAAGTAAAATAAGAAAATGTATTATCTGCGGACGGCTCATCACGGCATCAAGAAGATATGCATACTGCAGTGATGAGTGTGCAGGTTATGCTAGCAAAGAGCGTGCTAGAGCAAAAATGCGTGAAATACAAGAGGAACATAGAAAATTTATTACAGAGACCAGGCAAAAGAAAAATATGAAGAAGCCTGGAAGAAAATCGAAGCAGCATAAAAATGAGCTCATAAGAATAGCTGTTGAGGCAAGAGAGCATGGAATGAGCTACGGTCGGTATGTTGGAATTTATGAATACCAGAAGGGGATGAAAATTTAAAATGAGTAGAATGATGGACGCAGATAAATTTCTTTCCTGGCTGAGTGAGGTCGAGGGTGAGATCAGGAAAGAGAAGATGAAAGAATGTCAGCCGGATCGGTATGATGACGGGTTGATGGCGGCAACAGGAACCATCAGGGAGTATGTTGAGAAGATGTGCAAGATCGACGAGGCTGACAAAGGACATGGCTGGATACCAGTGACAGAAAGACTTCCGGAAGATGAAAGAGATGTACTACTCACACTTGAGTCAACGAACGGTAACGGATACAGAGAGTACAGTGTAGGATGTTACATCCAAGTGTTTGACGAGGACACAGAAAAGCACTGGCTTGATAGACAGTACGGATACCTTGAGTGGGATAGATACTCAAACGGACACGGTGGATGCTCACTGTACAGAGTTACAGCATGGATGCCGATTCCGAATCTGTACAAGGGATAAAGACCATGAACAGACAAGAAAAAGAGGATCAGGCGCAGATTGAGTACCTGAGACGATGGAAAGAGAAGAAACAGAAGAGAAAGAATCTGTCAGAAAAACTGAGAAAGAGAGGCACGAAATGAAATACAAAGTTGGAGACAAGGTAAAAGTTAGAAGTGACTTAAAAACATCGGTGTTGTATGGCAGTTTATACGCAGCTGCTGAAATGATAAAGAAAAAGATTGTAACGATTACATACGTGTATGATGGTTGCTACAAAGTTGTAGAAGATGACTATGCGTGGACAGATGAAATGCTTGAGGGATTAGTAGAGGACGAACTGACAGCGGAAGAAGCAATTATACTTAGAGGCGAAATGTGTGAGGGAAGGAGTTGCAGTCGTTGCAAGCTGAGTGCCTATAACAATGGCACGGGTATTACCTGTAATGAATTAGCGGTAAAACATCCTGAACGATATATCGAAGTCCTCAAACAGTACAAGAAAGACCATGAAAAGAAAGAAATTGAAGTTGTGAAGAAAACCTGTTGCCTTGTAATAGACGAAAAAAGAACGATTGTTCACGAAGAGGAAATTGACAATCATGATTCTTGCGAGGAAGTGCTGAAAAGATATTGCGAAGAGCATGATGGAAAATTCTTTGCTATTGCGGAATGTAGATATGAGGTAAAGGAGTAGGCGTGAATGTTGGAGAAAAGATAGATTACATGATTCAATGCTTACAGGTGGCGAAAGCTGAGTGTGAGTATTTGGACGAATGGAATGCCAAAGACTGGGAGGATGACCGAGACATGCAATGGTTGTGTTCCAACAGACAGCCAAATAAGTCGCTGATTAAGGACAACCTTAGAAATGCAGCGAGAATGGGATTCCAGCTTGTGAATGAGGTGAAGTGATGATGACGGTAAGAGAAGAACAGGTACTTTGCAAACTGCATGAATTTATCGATGCAAACGATATTAATTGTGCAGAAGATGTGACGCAGCGAGATAGCATAAGTGAACAGTGCGTAGATCTTGTGGCAGAGTTGGTTGATACGCTTTGCTATAAATAACATTAAATTACAGAAAGGAGACGGAGCTCCGGCCGGGCAAAGATATATCGGCTCCTTTCGAGAAGATGTATATACAAGAAGATGACTTGAAACTAAATGACTGGCAGTTCTCACAAAGAAAATATCTGCCATATGAAACAAAGCTACGGCTTACAGAAACCCGTATAAGAGAATGGCATTACAACTGGGAAGGGCAAGTGTATTTAAGCTATTCTGCTGGACTTGATAGCACAGTGCTACTACATATGATCCGAAAAATATTAGGAAATGATGTCCCGGCTGTATTCTCCAATACAGGTTTGGAATTTCCGGAAATCGTGAGATTTGCAAGGAAAGCACCGGGAGAGTTTGTAGAGATATATCCGAGAGAAAAGGATGGAAAGAGGATTACATTTAAACAGGTCGTTGATCAATACGGATTCCCGCTTGTGTCGAAAGAAACGGCATTGAAAATACATAAGTTGCGACACGGGAACTTATCAGATCGGTATAGAAACTATCTGCTGAACGGGGACGAGCGTGGAAAGTTCGGAGTTTTGGCAAAAAAATGGAAGTTTCTGTTGGACGCAAAATTTGATACATCTGAGAAGTGCTGTCACATTATGAAGAAGAAACCATTTAAAGAATACGAAAAGCGCACCGGCAGAAAACCATATATCGGCACAACACAGGATGAGGGATTCATGCGAGCGCATCTATACGCAAGCACAGGATGTAATGTGTATGACGGGAAGAAAATTAAATCACAGCCGTTAGGATTTTGGAACAGACAGGATGTATTAAGATACGCGGTCGAAAATGATGTGGAAATATGCTCTGTGTACGGAGATATTAAGCAAGATCAGCAAGGCAACTATTATACGACAGGAGAACAACGAACAGGATGTATGTTCTGTGGATTCGGAGCGCACCTGGAAGAAGAGCCAAACAGATTCCAGAGAATGTCCATAACACATCCGAAATGTTATGAAATCTGCATGAACCTTGAAAACAACGGGGTGAAGTATAAAGATGCGTTAGAAACATGCGGAATTGGTACAGAAACATGGGAGCAGATGGGGCAAATGGATATATTTGATTTTTTGGAGGTATAAAGATTGCACATTGAATTAAAAGAGATAGACAAAGACACATTGAAAGTTGGAGATGTAGTAGGAGTGGCGAGAGAAGTAAACTACGGATGGGTTTCATCATTCCGGCATAAACTGATTTTTCCGGCACAAATCACAAGAATCACTCCAAAGCGAACCAAATTCTTTACGGATAAGTTTGGAGAACATGACAAAAGAGAAGTATTTTATGAGTGTGATAGTGAAGCTGAGAAAGAAACTTTTCTTGCTAAGGCATTTTATGCTATTAAAAACGGAATATTTGAGTTAACCGAATTGAAAAGAAATGATCGCATCGGAAGAATCAGCGATGAAGATTTGCCGGAAGTAGCTGAACACATGGAAGCAATGATGAAGATTTTGAAAAAGTACAGAAAGGAATAACGAATCCTCGGTAAACCGAGGTTGTATCAAGATTAGTATGGTGAATTGGTACATAAAGATTGACGGAGTGGCTGTGCCTAAATAAGCACTTAATAATGCATCCAAGCCGATTGTTAATCTATCCACGATACATGGATTTGTAGCGTGGTGTTATGAAAGTATGTTGGTTTTCAACAGGAATAAGCAGTTTTGTAGCGTGTTATTTAGCAAAGGATGTAGACGAGATTATATATACTCATGTACCGGATCAGCATCCTGATTCTTTGAGATTTTTGCACGATTGCGAAAGGATATTGGGTAGAAAAATTACAATCTTACAATCTGATAGATTTTCGTCAGTAGAGGATGTGATGAATCTCACTCACACAATGAACACTCCTTTTGGTGCTCCGTGCACAAGATATCTCAAAAAAGAAGTTAGGAAAAAATGGGAAAGAGAAAATCCTGACCATCACACTTATGTTTGGGGATTTGATGTAAACGAAGCAAAGAGAGCTGAAAACACTTGCAAAGCATTAAGCGACTACGATCATGAATTCCCACTTATAGAAAATGGACTCACGAAAGAAGAAGCTCACGGCATTGCGAACAAGCTCGGACTTAAAAGACCTATTATGTATGACATGGGTTATCCGAATAATAACTGTATCGGCTGCGTTAAGGGCGGTATGGGATACTGGAACAAAATTAGAGTCGATTTTCCAGAAGTATTTGAACTTAGAGCGAAACAAGAACGTAAGTTAGGACGTAGCTGCATAAATGGTGTATTCCTGGATGAATTAGAACCAAACAGAGGAAACATTAATACAGAAGTCATGGAAGACTGCACAATAGCGTGTCAGCTTCTGACTTGGAATAAATAACAGTACCTTGACAATTGAATATTGATGGTTGGAGTGGTATAATTTCCGTATTGAACATATCAAAAAGGAGAAATCATGGATAGATTGATTGAGTTTTTAACAACAAAAGTTGGTTATGTGTTGACAGTTATATTAGGATTTATTGTGCCAGGAAATGTTTTGATTTTTGTCTGGAATAGGAATATGTATTTGGAGATTGATATTATAAAATTATTGATTTTATCATTTTCTATTTCATTTGTCGCATTGATTCCCAATTTGATAGTTGTTATTGCTATGAATTTTATTAATGGTGTAAATAAAAGCTCAAATAACAAAGAAGAAACAAAATTCAATATATTATATAACATTGGATTCTCAGTTGGACTTGTTGTAATTGAAATGATTTTTGTTATATTCATGGCAATATGTACGAAGAATTTTCAACTTAAGACTTATATTATGTATACAGGGCTAGCAATAACGGGAATAATAATTATATACAGCGTTGTTATATTACTAAAACAGTTAATAAAGAAAATAAGAAAATAAAATGTTTACCAACCATCAATATTCGGTGGTTGGTATTTTTTTACGCTTTTTTAAGGAGAAAGGAACGAAATATAATGGCAAAATTTAATATTGAGGTAGAACTTGATTGGGTAGACGAGGAAGCCGGATACACAATTGATGAAGAAATTAAAGAACAGGTTGTAAGAGGTGTTAAGGATGCACTTCTTAGAAAAGCAACAGATGAAGCAGTGCAGAGAGTGGATAAGGCTATTGCAGATAAGATTCTTGAAGCAGAAGAAACAATTCAAGATACTGTAGACAAATTTGTTAAGACTGTATCTGAAGAAAAGATTGCAGAGATTATGATTCCTGTAAAAGAAGATTCTTGGAGTAGCAAAGTAGCATATATACCGTTGTCTGAATATGTAGGAAAGCGGTTTGGATTGTTTCTTACAGAGAAGAGATACGATAGAGACGGACACGCTTCAAGTTATTCCAGTGAAAGAAAACTATCTGCTGCCGATCTCATTACGAGACAATATTTGGAAAAAGAACTTGGTGCAAAAGTAGAAAATATGATTGCTACTGCAAAAAGAGAAGTGGAAGAAAGTCTTGTGAAGTCGCTGGAACAAAAATTAAAAGAGAATCTTGCGAAAGAAACGATCGAGAGAATGAATATTCCTGATGTTTTAAAGAGATTCAGCGAGATGGCACTTGAAGATAGAAAGGAATAGCAGATGGGAGAAAGGAACGAAAACAACGTGGAGTACACAAATCAAAAAGAAATAGATGCGCTAAATGAAAAGTTAAAAAAGATAGATGAAAATCTAAAACTTGGAAGATTTGGCGTGAATGAAAGTAATAAGGCTATAAATGCCGGTTTGACCATTGCGGTAAAGGGAAACAAGAAGAAAATAGATGCTTTAAAAGATATTGGATTCAAAATTGTAGATCGATTCAAGGAACAAGATACGTGCGTAACATGGTATAGCAGTGGAAGATATAGAGGTTATAAAATGTTTGTGACTATGGAGAAGCCTTTATAGTAGGGAGAAAGGAACGAATTATGAAATTAAGATGGTTGATGATTTTGGAATTCCGGTAAATGTTGAAATTAACCATGCAGATGATTTCGTGAATATGATTGTTTCAGCTAGACAGATCAAGTGTGAATTCAAGTATTCTGTGTGATGATTTGGACCAATATGAATACATGGAAGAATGCCCGGATTATGTAAAGGAGAATGAAGATGAAAATTGTAAAAGGCAAAGAACAGGAATATAAAGACTGGTATGAAAAAAACAGTGATCCATACGGTAGAGCGTGTTTTACATATGCTGAAAGATGGGCCGGAATGATGGAAGAGAAGATAGAAGCATCAGAAGAAGACGAAACGAAAGTTATTGTTGATAATGCAAAGCAGCTGAGCTATGAAGCGGATAAAGAGAGAATCACAGGATTTATGTACGGGGCAGCTGTCAGTATTCTTTCTAAATACTGGGAATACGGAGAATGTCTAAGAAAATGGCACAACAAAGATTATGGATATGACGGTGACGGCGTTGCAAATCCGGCGGTTATAACTGTTTAGTTGGAAAGGATAGCGAAGATGAATGGTAAAGACTTTATAAGAGCACTTGAAGAAGCCATGCTAAAAATAGAGTTGTCAAATAAACACATTTTGTTTATGCATCCTGAAGATATCGCAATACTTGATTTGGACAAGGTGAGCAGCAGTGTGTATCTTGTTGAAGAAAGAAGATTGGAACATGGGAAAGTAATAGCGATTACAGATGAAGAATTTAAAAGAATTGTATGGGATGCAATCAAAAACAATAAAGTGAAGCATCACAGAGGAAGGAAGAATGAAGATGAGAATCATTAGTCAGGATGGCGAGTTTGATTTGCCTTACGAAGAAACAACGTTACAAGCTTTTTACAGTGGAAAAGTAATTGCGTTTCCATTGAGCGACCTTGCAAGTGATGATTTTATTCCAATGGCAACGTATTCAAGCAAAGAAAAATCAATCAAAGCTATGGAAATGTGCAGAGAGAAGTACCTTTCAAGAATGGAGTTAGATGGTGGCTATGACGTTGTACACGGTTGCTATGTGCAGCCTAATTACTGGGTATTGCCTAAAGTATTCCAGTTTCCAGCAGATGATGAGATTTAGAGAGCGAGGAAGAAATGAAAGAGCCAAGCGAAAAGAAAGCGAAAATGAGACTTAAACCAGTAGTAAAGGCAAGTGAGTTTGTGAGATTCGGATTCAAGCCTTGCCGAGGACTTCCGAAAAGCGCAGAGAGTTACTATCTCTGCGTGAAGAACGGACACAGAGTGATGTTTGTGGACAGTAAGCATTTTACGGAATCTGGATGGCCGATCAAAGATGCAAGGATACACAAGAATCCAAACTGTAAATTCAGCGACAAGCGGACTGCAACCGAGATTGAGTGTGAGTTGGTTGTGAATGGCTTGCTGGAAGAGGTGAAGGAATGAAAGAGAGATTAACAACATACCACTGTGGAAAAGCAGTGATTAAGGACAAGAATAAGCTGTCAGAAGCTATTGAGAAGTTAGCTGAGTTTGAGGAAAAAGAAAAATGTGGAGAATGGCTTGATGCTATCGAACTTGCGAAAATTGCTATTGCTCTGCAAAGCCAGAAGCACATTCCAGTAAAGCCGATTATCTTAGATGTACTGAACGGAGATATCGACTATGTATGCCCTTTATGCGATAAAGAGGTAATGTCGGATGCGGAAAGCAGAAACAACTATTGTGGCGAATGCGGTTGTAAATTTGATTGGAGTGATGAACAGTGAAAAGAAGTACAGACACACGCTGGAGTCCTGCAGAGATCCAGCAGAACCAAAAAGAACATTATGCTGCTATGGCAGAACATCAGACGGATCAGAAAGCCAGCAAGGACTTTCATCGTCCGGCATACCAAGCAGGCAATCTGATCAAAGCACAGGGGCAGCAGTTGTGGCATGGAGATGTTACTGGATATATAGCCAGAAAATACAAGATAGGGAGTGATACCATTGGAGACAATGACGAAGGAGAGGCTGGAAGCATACAGAAATAACAAGACAGAAATATTGTCATTGAAATATATTTTAAATAACCGATGGCAATCAGAAACAATGATAGGGAATGATGTGATTTTAGATTATAGCAAAGGATATCCAATTCCACAGAGTATTATTGGCTTTGATCAAGAAAAGTATGAGAGGCTTCAGGAGCGTGATCTGAAGAGAAAAGAGCGTCTTGAGAAGGAGTGTGAAGAAGTGGAGAAATTTGTTGAAGACATAGAAGACACACAATTACATAGTATTTTCAGAATGTATTACATAGATGGTGTTCATCCGGTAAACCAGATGCAGGTAGCGGAACAGATGCATCTGGAGAGAAGCACAATCAGCAAGAAAATAGACAAGTATCTTCAACTTTCACACAAATCACATCAATCACAGTTATAATGATAATTGAGCCAAAGGCGGAAAACCGACGGCTCGTTAAAACTCCATAGACAAAAACCTAGAGAGGACAACCTGGCGACAGGTTGTCTTTTTCGTTGCACAATGTTGAAAATAGGGATATAATGAATGTAGGTGTAGTGCTTTAAGGATTGGGCGGATAGGAGATAGGAAAATGAATAAGGAATTAATTGAATCATTATCACTTCCAGCGAGTGAAATGATGAAAGGAGTAATAGTTTCGGCTATAGTGATTATAGCGTACATGGTAATATTATTTATAGGGAGTAAGTATCAAAAAGTTGATTGTATTCAAAAAATAGCAAATATATTAGCTGCGTTTGCAGTATGGATAGAATTGTTATTTGGGGATATGTATGAGTTGTTCGGAAATCACGATTTGACATATTTTTTGATAGCAGGAACATTAATTACATTAATTAATACTATGTGGTCGAAGTAATTGTTTGAAGGCACCCTCCGGGGTGCTTTTCTAATACCCAAAATCTTGGACCATTAGTTCAGTGGTATAACATTCGCCTCATAAGCGAAATGTCGTAGGTTCGATCCCTGCATGGTCCATCAATAATAAACAGGAATGGAAGGTGGTGAAGTGGCAGGTTATGAAAACATAAGAGATAAAGGATTTGATAAGCGAAGTACGGAAGAACTACGGGAAATACAATCCCGTGGAGGTAAGAAAAGTGGCGAAGTAAGACGTAGGAAGGCAGACTTCCGGAAGACGTTGAACCTGCTGCTTACTGCGGAAATAGATAATGAAGAATGGAAGCCGGTTTTAGAGTCGCTTGGTGTTGAGTGTACTCTGGAATCGGCTTTGCTTATGGCTCAGATCAAGGAGGCAATGCGGGGAAATACAAAGGCTGCATATTTTGTTGCCCAGTATGCTGGACAGAATGCACAGACTGCTGCGGATGATAAAGAACAGCAACGCAGGACAGAACGGATGGAAGCTGATACAGAGAAAATTCGTAGAAGCTCTGGAAATTCCGAGAATGTGGATGAAGGAGTAGAGATTATAAATGACGCACCAGAAGAAACAAGTCAGGATATCGGATATAGTGATTCCGAAGTATCTGCCGATATTCAATAACCGAAGTATCAAGCATATCATCCTGACGTCTGGTCGTGCCGGGACGAAATCCAGCTATGCAGCCATCCGGTCAGATTATCAACTTGTATCAGATGCCAATGGCTCTGTGGTTGTGCTGCGTAAGCATCATAACAAGCTGCGGAAAACAGTTTACAAGGAGATGCTCCGAGGAATCAACCGTTTGGAGATTCCGAAAAGTAAGTTCCGGATTACAAAGTCTCCAATGGAGATCACTTATAAGAAGTATGGAACAACGATGTATTTTGCCGGATCAGATGGCATTGATGATACGAAAGGTATTATTGATGAGGATAAGCCAATCAAGTTAGTTGTGCTGGATGAGTTGACAGAGTTCTTTGATGATGGTGAGGGAGAGGATGAGTTAAGTAATATCGAAGCTACTTTTGTTCGTGGGAATAAAGGTGGTTTCCAAATGATTTATCTGTATAACCCACCGAAGAATCCAAATGCACCGATCAACCAGTGGTGTAAGAAGATGGAAAAACGTCCTGACTGCGTACATATCCATACAGATTACAGAGATGTACCTGCTGCCTGGCTGGGACCGGATTTGATTGCTTCGGCCAAGGCAATGGAGGTTGCTGATCCGAAAATGTACAGATGGGTATGGCTTGGAGAATCAGTTGGTGTTGATGAACTGATTTATTATATGTTTGGAGAAAGGCACAGACAGAAGCCAGATTCAGATAGAAGATATGACAGAATTTATATTGGCGGTGACTATGGCCAACAGAATGCGACAACATTTCAAGCATTTGGCCTTGATACTTACAGAAAAAAGTTTCCTGGTTTAGGAGAATATTATCATAGTGGGCGAGAGACCGGTAAGCAGAAAAGTCCATCAGAGTATGCGCAAGATTTGGTTGAGTTCATGAATGAATTACACGAACAATATGATAACCGAATTTTTTATATTTTCTTGGATCCATCGGCAAAAGGATTAGCGGAAGAAATAAAACGAGCTACCAGGATAGGGATGGATTATCAGGTGTTTCTTCGAGATGCAGAGAATGATGTGGCTCTAGGAATCAGCCGAGTGCAAAAGGTTTTGGTGTTTGACATTATATCTATTGATCCGAAGCAAGAAAACGCAGTGGATGAATTCGGAGTATATGAATACGATAAGAAATCAATTGAAAAAGGAAAAGAAGTTCCCGTAAAAGAAAATGATCACTGTATGGACGCAATCCGTTATGTAGTGATGGGAGCGTGGGATAAAATCAAGTACTGGCTACCATTAGAGAATCAGACAGATGAAGTTAGTATAGCAGATTTCGGCAGCAGGGAGGTGAGAGATAACGATGAATATATTTAATTATTTTAGAAAGCATGGTATTGATACAGTAGATGCTTCGTTCTATCGAAAGATTGATGAATGGATCAGTTGGTACAATTCGAATGTAAGACAGTTTAGTACTTATAAAGTATATTCTGGTCGAGGTACCAGTAAACGATGCCGGAGAAAAAGTATGGGAATGGCAAAGAAGCTTTCAGAGGATATTGCAGATTTGTTGCTTAATGAACGAGTGATGATCACGTTGGAGGATGAGCCGACGCAGGAGTTTGTGCAGCGGGTGCTTGATAATAACAGTTTCTTGGTTATGGGAAACGATTATCAGGAACGGAAAGCTTATTCAGGAACAGTAGCATATATCCCATATCTTTACAATGCCATTATTCGAGAAGATGGAACAATAGCTGATGGGAAAATCGGAATCAATTATGTAGATGCCAAGAACATCTATCCTGTAAGCTGGAATAATGGGATGGTTACGGAGTGCATTTTTACATTTGTTTATACGATTCTGCAAAAGAAATATGTACAGATCCAATTCCATAGAACTGAAGAAAACGGGATGTATGTGATAGAAAATAGCGTTTTGGAATGCACGAAAGGAAGCACAGAAGGACGTGAACTGACTGAGCAGGAATGGAAGCAGCTGAAACCATTTGCTAACATGGCTGCAAGGACAGAAACAGGATCATTAGAACCACAGTTTGTAATTGACAGGTTAAATATTACAAATAATGCTGCAGAATGTAATCCGATGGGGATAGCTATATTCGCTAATTCAATTGATGTATTGAAAAAGTTGGATATGGAATACGATTCTTATTGTAATGAGTTTGATTTGGGGCGAAAAAGAATTTTTGTAGCTCCTGAAATGCTGTCCGATATTGATGGGACACCCGTTTTTGATCCAGAGGATAGTGTTTTCTATTCTCTTCCGGAAGATTACGATAAGAGCAAGACAGGATTAATCAAGGAAGTAGACATGAGTCTTCGAATTGATGAGCACAGCAAAGCAATTAATGATGATTTGAATTATTTATCATTAAAATGCGGATTTGGAACGGAAAGATATCGGTTTGATGGTGCTGGTGCAAAGACTGCTACAGAGATTATATCCGAGAATTCCGATATGTACCGGATGCTGAAAAAACATGAAATCATTTTGGAAGATGTATTGAAGCAATTGATTCGGATTATTATTCGACTTGGAATTGTGACAGGGAACGCGTTGGATATAAATACAGACATTGTAATTGATTTTGATGATTCTATTATCGAAGATAAGGGCTCAGAACGTCAGCAGGATCGTCAGGACGTAAGCATGGGAGTGATGCGTCATGAAGAATACCGTGCGAAATGGTATGGTGAGACAGAGGAACAGGCGAAGAAAAATCTTCCGGAGCAGAATCAAGTGATGGAGTAATATGCGAGATGATTATAAGAATCAGATGGCCAGTAAGATGACCAGCAGATATCAAGATTTAGAATTGCGGATTATGCAGGACATAGTCCGGAGAATTAAGAAAACTGGAGAGATTACAAGTACAGCAGATTGGCAGATTAATAGATTACTCATTTTAGGTTATTCATCAGAAGACATTGAAAATGAAATCAAGGCAACGCTTAGTGCTTCTTACCCGGAGATGTTTGAGTTGTACGATAAAGTGATTGATTGGGAATATGTCCGCAATAAGGATATATACGAACAGATTAATGCAGAGTACATACCATTCGAAGAAAATGAACAGCTCAAGCAGATTACAGATGCAATCGTGCAGCAGAGTTTGGAAAATTTAGAAAATGTGACAAATTCTCTAGGGTTTTACTTAGATTACGGAGATGGAAAAAAGATTATAACACCGTTGTCGCAGGTCTATACAAATTATCTTGATTCAGCTTGCTTTGATATCGTGACCGGATCGTTTGATTATAATACAGTTCTAAGACGAGTAGTCACACAGCTGACCAATAGCGGATTACGGCAGATAGAATATGCATCCGGCAGAACCAATCGTGTGGATGTGGCTGCTAGGAGAGCTGTTATGACAGCGGTAAGCCAGATCACTGGGAAAATATCAGAGTATAACGCAAAGAAGCTAGGAACGGAGTATTTCGAGGTGGAGTGGCATGCAGGAGCACGACCAACTCATTCCGTATGGCAAGGAAGAATATGGACAGAAGAGCAATTACATTCTGTTTGCGGTCTTGGTACGGTGACAGGTCTTCTAGGAGCAAACTGCTATCATACCTATTATCCATTCATAAAAGGAATTTCAGAGAGGAACTGGCCAGATGATTGGCTGGAAGAGCAGAATCAAAAGGAGAATGATCCGAAGGAGTTCCGTGGTAAAGAATATACGCTATACGAAGCAAAACAAAGACAGAGGCAGATGGAAACAGCCATGAGGGCACAGCGTGAAAAAGTGTGTTTACTGCAACATGGTGGCGCTGATCCGAATGAAGTAATACTTCAAAAAGCAAAATATCAAGGACAGCTTAATGAGTATTCCAGATTCTGCCGGAAGATGAGCCTTACAGAAGAACGTGAGCGTATCTATTTGGATATGCGGGGAAAAGTAGCTCCAAGCAAAGCAGAATTAAAAGTGGCAAAGAATATAATGGGTACAGACAATCTGTTTGAAAAGAGCAAGGTAGTAAAAATGCTAGGCGTGGATAAAAAGAATGTCGATTTTGGAAAAATGGATGAAAGATCAAAGAAATCGGTATATAATGGAATTAAGAAAGTATACGATAAATTTCCACAGCTTAAAGGATATACGAACAAAGTATTGTATGATCCCAATATAACAGGCTATGCAATGAGCGAGTCTTTGTCTGGCGTTTTGAGAATTAGCAGTGAGTTTAGTGACTACAAGGAGCTAAAAAAGCGGTATGACCGAGATGTAAGAATGCAGTTTCATCCTGAAGGGACTGATGCGGACGCTATTATAATTCACGAAATGGGGCATCAATTAGATGGTTATCTTACACGAAATAGAGTTTGGGGAGGAAAAATAAGCATATACGGAACAACTCGAACGAGTGCAGCTGTAAAACGAGAAGTATTGCAACAATTAGGATATTTTGATTATATTCGTGTAGAGCGTGCGGAATGGTCCCGGATGGGATATAATGGAAGAGAGCTTAACGAAGCGTTAGAGTTTTCTAAAAAAGAATTTATTACTAAACATATATCAGAGTATGCAAATAAGAATGAAAGAGAGTTTTTTGCAGAATGCTTTTCAGAATATATGACTAGTAAAAAGCCAAGAGAAGCCGCTAGAATCTTTGGAGAGGTTTTAAAAGAGATTATGGAGGGATTGCAATGACGATGTTTGACATGAGCACACCAGATGTAGATAAAAAACTACAAGAAATTGAAGATGAAGATATGCGTAGTGTTATGGTTGAACAGGGATATTCAGAAGAGCAGATAAAAATTGCTATTAGAAATACACATCTGCTCGATGAAATAAATAGCCTGAAAGAAATTTTATGCGAACCAGAAGAGATCGTATCTACTTTGCAAGAAAAGGGTTGGGAAAAAGAAGAGATTGAAAAGTTTAAACATGAATTAGAAATTGAATACAACAAAGCATTAAATGCAGTTGTATAGTTGCCACCAGTCATAATGACCGGTGGTATTTTTGTACTCAATTTTAGGAGGTTTCAATGATAACTATTAAAATAACAGATCGCAGTATTCAGATGAACGGTCATGCAGGAAGAAATGGTCCTAACGGTGTCGATCGTGTGTGCGCTGCGGTATCAGCGCTTACATGTAATCTGATTAATTCATTAAAAGATCTGTCTAATGATCGGATAAGAGAGGATACTGGAAGTGGAATGACAATAATTGAATGGGAAAAACTATCAGATGGTGGAAAACTTCTGATGGATTCTTGGTTCCTTGGGGTTACAGATATTAACAGGGAATACAACTGTATAACATTTATGTAGAAAACATCCTTCGGGGTGTTTTTATTATGTCCAAAACGTGAAGACGGAAAAAGCTCAGAGCCTGTCGAGGCAAAACGGAGGTATGAAATGTATAAAAAAAGAATGATGTTACAGCTCTTTGAAGACGGCGCAGGAGCTGGCTCTGGTACACAGGGTGGAAATGCCGGGAATGGAGATGGTGGAAACGGATCCACTGGTGGCGCATCCGGAGCACATGGAACCGGAACATATACCTATGAACAATTGGAAGAGATTGCAAGTTCACGAGCGAAAAAGTCGGAAAGAGCAGCTCTTGCAAATTTCTTCAGAGGTCAGGGAATGACAGAAGACGAGGTAACTCAGGCAATCAGCCAGTTCAAAACAGAGAGAGCTAAAAACCAGCCGAACGTAGCACAGTTACAACAGCAGTTAGCAGAATCTCAGAACAAGGTCCAGCAGATGGAAAATGAAAAATTCTTGTCCAGCAAAGGAGTAAAGGCGGACGATCTGGACTATGTAACTTTTAAAATCTCCAAAATGGTAGATGATAAAACAACATTTGAAAAGGCAGCAGAGAAGTTTCTGAAAGAGAACCCAAGATATGCAGGTAGCGGCTCTTATCGCATCGTAGATTCTTCAGTAGGAAATACATCTGATGGTTCTGGTGGAAATATGAATGCATCCATCAATGACAGAATCAGAGCTGCTGCAAGAAGATAATGGAGGCATGAAATGAATAGAAAAAGAATGAATTTAAGATTGTTTGAAACAGATGCAAACATCATTGATCGTACCGGAGCAGAGGCTCTGATTCCAATTCAGGAATCCAATGAGATCATCCAGGGAACAATCGCCCAGTCAGCTGTACTGTCAAGGGGCCGTAAGCTGGCAAACATGACAAGCAAGCAGTATAAAATGCCGGTACTGGATATGCTGCCGATTGCTTATTTTGTAAATGGTGATAACGGACAGAAGAAAACTACGAAACAGGCATGGGATAAGAAATTTATCACTGCCGAAGAGATTGCAGTTATTGTTCCGATTCCGGAAGCAGTCCTGGATGATTCCGAGTACGACATCTGGGGAGAGGTAAAGCCAAGAGTAACAGAGGCGTTTGGAAAGGTTATCGACAGTGCGGTATTATTTGGTGAAAATAAACCGTCTACATGGAGAGATGATGTGGTTGCAACCGCAACAAAGGCAAATGCTGTTATCACATTAGGAGCGGCTGACAGTCTGTATGACAAGATCATGGCAGAAGACGGAGTGATTGCACACGTTGAAGACTGTGGATACTTTGTGAACGGCCATATGGCAGATATTTCCATGAGAGCTAAACTCAGAGGTCTGAAGAATGCAAACGGAGATCCGTTGTTCAAGCAGGATCTGCAGGGCTCTACCCAGTATGCGCTGGATGGATCACCGATGAATTTCCCGAACAATGGTGCATTTGATAAGTCAAAGGCGCTTATGATTTCCGGAGATTTCTCACAGCTGGTATATTCCATCAGACAGGATATTACTTTCAAGCTGTTTACGGAAGGTATTGTTCAGAATACAGATGGCACAATCGCATACAACCTGATGCAGAACGATATGGTTGCGCTTCGTGCAGTGATGCGTCTTGGATGGGAAATCCCGAACCCGATCAATTCACTGAAGACAGACAAGACCAAGAGATGTCCGTTTGCAGTTCTGAAATCCGGTGAGTAAGGGAAGGTGATAATCCATGCAGGTAACGTATAGATATTATGCAGACGAATATGGAGGAAGAACCATTCCGGAACAGGACTTTCGAAAAGCCGAAAGGCAGGCGGAAGCCTATATCCGGCATTTGACTTATGTGAAAGGTGATATCTTTGCTGTGGAAAATGAAGCGGTAAAAGATGCTGTTTGCGCTGCAGCAGAGGTTTATTACAAATACAATGCACAGCAGCAGTCAGAAACCCCGTTGGTGAAGTCAGAAAATAATGACGGATACAGTGTCACTTATGTTACAGAGCAGACGGATGGAAAGACAGCAGAAGAGATTGTGAAGAAAAAGGTATATGATGCGGTATATCCTTATCTTCTTCCTACTGGATGGCTGTCAAGAAAGGTGGGGATGCGTTGTGATCACAAATATGGATGTGACTGTTTATAACAGGAAATACGATGAGACCACTCGTTTTGATACCTGGTCCCGGACAGTCTTGCACGGCGTTCATGTTTATGTAGATCATAAGGCCGCAGTTTCAGATAACAGTCTGAACAGTGCGGAAGTCTATAAGATCCGTATTCCTGCGGATATTCCAGAAGCAGATCAGTATCTCCCGCCGGAAGAGTATGCCTGTTGTGGAGGCTTCGGAAACTGGACTATACAGAACGGGGATCAGATCGTGCTCGGTGAGTGCTGTCAGGAGATTGAGAAGCCGGCGGATTTGAAAAAGCTGTTCCAGAGGCATTGTAAGGTGACAAGCTGGTCAGATAACCGGTTTGGGACGCTTCCACATTGGAGGGTCGGAGGTGAGTAGATGGCTGGCAAGAAAGCATTTTCAATCAATACGCCACGTGGAAGTATCACCACGGTTACGAATGCAGACGGATCGGTAACGGCAGAACTGAAATGGGCACCTGGCTTTTCAGAGCGAAAAGAGGGTGCTTTTTCCAATGCACAGGAATTCGTCGATTCAGAATGTCTGCGCTATATGAATCCACTGACTCCGAGAAGAACCGGGATGCTGATCAAGTCCGGAACGCTTGGAACGGTGATCGGATCCGGATCAATCGAGTATATCACTCCGTATGCACGCCGCCAGTACTATGAACACAAGACAAGGTCAAAATGGTTTGAAACCATGAAAGCAAGCAAGAAGGATGTTATAAGGGAAGGGGCAGAGAAGATTGCAGGAAAATAAGAAGACGCCAATCATCGAAAGTATCCGGGAATATGTGAAGTCCTACCCAGGCATTAACAACCGGAAGATCAATATCGATTATCTCGGTGACGGAATGGAATACTCCATTGATCCGATCGGAGCAGATCCGATATACAAGAAATATGTGGATGGCTCCTGCCTGAAACAGTTCCAGTTCGCTCTGACAAGTAAGGAAGCTTATGACGGGGACGCCAGAACAGGAATCGCAAACAGCGGGTTCTATCAGGACTTCGAGGAGTGGACACAACAGAACAATATGAATGATATCGTACCGGAGCTGGACGGGCATGACGCTATTCGAGTAGAAGTGCTGCAGTCCGGCTATTTATTTAGCGCAGAAGCTGATCTGGGACGGTATCAGATGATTTGCAGAGCAATTTATAAATAAACAGGAGGTATGGAAATGACAACAGCTGATGGAAAAAAGAAATTGGTTGGAAGACATAAGCGAGTTGCGTTTATGGATGCAACAGGTGATGGGAAGAACTTCACCAGGATGACAGGATTTACTTCCATGTCAGACGGAAAAAACGCAACAGAATACAGCAGACAGTATGTGGACGAAGCAAGTGAGCGTTCGGACGTGGTTGGTTATGCACCATCTGTCGATTATGAGTTCGACCTGTATACAAACGATCCGGTACAAGCAAGAATCGCAGAAATTACAGATGATGAACTTATTGGATCAGACACACAGGTTACAATCGTGACTGTAGATCTGTTTGACGAAAAGCAAGTGGAAAACACATGTACCGCAAGAAAGCGTGACTGGAATGTAATCCCGGATACAGAAGGGGATGGAACGGACGCACTGATCTACAAAGGTAGCTTCAAGGCGTCAGGCAATATCACGAAAGGCACAGCCACTACTACAGACGGCTGGGAGACTTGTACATTTGCAGCAGAGTGAGAAAGAGAGGTTAGCTAATGGAAATTTTTAAATTTGGAGATCTTGAAGCGGAGATCGATTTTACAGACGCTGATTTCCTGGAAAACCTGGAAGAAGCAAAGGAGCTGTTACAGGAAGAAGCAAAGAAGACTCCGGTTACAGGGAAGACGGCAGACATCATCCGTGCCCAGTGCAGGTGCTATTTCAATTTCTTCGACAGAATCATCGGAGACGGGGCACATGAAGCAATGTTCTGCGGAAAGACAAGCCTGAACCTGTGCATTGAAGCTGCAGAGGCATTGAAAAAGTTCGAGGATGCGGACGCTGAAAGAATCAATGGAAAGTATAGTGAATATACCATACAGCAACATGGAAACAGGCAGCAGAGAAGGAACTATAATAAGCAGAAGAATAGGAAATACTCCAACAACAGGTAAGAGATGAACATTTTGATTGATAAGTTTCCGGAATTTGTATCAGTGGACGGAAAGGAATATCCGGTGGAGACAGATTTCCGGAAATGGATAAGACTAATGAAACTGGTAGAGGACGACAGTGTACCGGAGAATGTTAAGTGCGGACTAATGATGCAATGGTATACGGACGCAATACCGGACGATCTGGAAGCTGCAATTGATGCACTCGGCGAGTTCCTCGCCATGAATCCGGGTGAAAAAGAAGAAATTGCACCTGTGCAATCATCAAAACAGGTCTATTCCTACGAGGAAGACATGACATGGATCTACAGCGCATTCAGGGAAGTGTATGGTATTGACCTGCAGAAAATTGAGTATATGCACTGGTGGGAGTTTCAGACATTATTTACAGGGCTTCCGGAAAGCACAGAGATTAAGCAGAGAATGATGTACCGAAGTATAGATCTCAGAACTGTAAAGGACAAGGATGAGCGTAAAAGAATCAAGAGAATACAGGATGCCATTGCGCTGAAGAAGAGAAAGAGAAAAATGACAGACTACGAGATTGGGGATATGTTTGCGTGACAAAGAAAATGATGATCAACATCCCGACAGAACGCAAATGGTACAGGTGTCCTTATTGTGGAAAGAAACTGCTGATATACGAAGATACAGCCAAGTGCAATGGCGTGTATCTTAATTGTCGGGAATGCAGGAGAGAAGTGAAGATTAGGATTTAAGCACATGTGAGCCGTTGAGCCGTGCTATCAGAAAGGGTGATAGTATGGCGGACGGCTATTTGAATTTTGATACAAAAATTAATGAAAAAGGGTTCAACGACGGCATAAAGAAGCTGGGAAGCCTCGGGAAAAGCGGATTATCGGTTGTAACGAAAGCAACTGCAGGAGCAGTAGCTGCTATTGGAACAGGAGCGGCCGCAATCGTAAAGACATCACTTGATGTGGTGGCAAATATGGAGCAGCAGGTCGGCGGAGTAGAGACACTGTTTAAGGACAGTGCATCGACGGTAATTAAAAATGCCAATATGGCGTATAGGACAGCTCAGATTTCCGCGAATGAGTATATGTCCACGGTAACGAGCTTCTCGGCATCATTGCTGCAGGGGCTTGGTGGAGATACTGCGAAGGCAGCAGAAATTGCGAATACAGCACTGATTGATATGGCAGATAATGCCAATAAGATGGGCACGAACATGCGCGACATCCAGAATGCTTATCAGGGATTTGCAAAGCAGAATTACACCATGCTCGACAACCTGAAGCTGGGATATGGCGGTACACAGGCGGAAATGATCCGGCTGATCAACGACTCAGGTGTTCTGAACGAAAAGATAGAGGATCTCGATAACGTTACATTTGATCAGATGATCCTCGCAATCCATAAGATCCAGGAAAATCTTGGAATAACCGGAACATCTGCGAAGGAAGCGTCAACAACAATTGAGGGATCTGTTAATTCTGCGAAAGCTGCATGGGAGAACTTTGAAGCAGGCGTGATCAGCGCGAATGATCTTGTAGATACTTTCTGGACAGCTTCACAAAATATCTTCAACAATTTGGAACAGATTATTCCGAGACTTGGGAAGACTGGAATGGATGTTCTTGAATCATTATCTGGAAAAATCGGAGAAGCTGTGCCGCAGCTAAAAGTTTTTACGGATAGTGTTGGAAATTTGGCAGATAAGTTGCAGAACATGAGCACAGATGAGCTTATGAATCTCGGCAAGACGGTAGCGGTTCTTGCAGGGGCAGCTCCGGCATTTAGTGCACTTGGGAAAAGTGCCGGTACATGTGGCGATATCTTGAGTGGTCTGGGAGAAATAAGCGGCGGAACAGTAGCAAAGCTGAACAAGATGCCGGGAGATATCAAAAAACTCGGCGGAAAGATGAAAGCTGGCGCCAAGGCACTTTCTACAGCAAAAGATGCAGTGTTGATTCCATTTGAAGGAATGGAAGAACAGATTTCCGGAGTGCTTGGTAAAATAACGTACCATGTGAAATATTATGGAGCCGGAATTCAGAATCAGATCAGCAAATTAGGCGCACCAGTGACAAATGCAGTGTCTAAATTTACTGCGCCAATAAGAAAACTTGGATCGGTAATCGGTGGAAGTTTTGGAAAAGTAGGAACACAGATTTCCGGGTATGCAAGTATCATTGGAAATGCCTTTGCGCCGATTCTGTCATCGGTTGCCGGATTTATCCCATCCTTTATCAGTCTGCTGAATTTCGGGGCGGTCGCAGCCGTTGTTGTTGCCGGCTTGGGATTGATCTACAGTCAGTTTGGAACGCAGATTGATCAGCTGCTGCTTCTTGCGCAGACGAAAGGTCCGGAGATTATTTCCAATCTTGGAAATGGAATTACAGCAGCACTTCCGGGATTGATGGGGCAGGGCGCAACGCTGATTTTGGGATTAATGAATGCAATCACAGCGAATCTGCCGGCGCTTATTTCTACGGGCGCAAGTATTATAGCAACACTTGTGAGCAGTTTGGCAGAACAGCTCCCGCAATTGATTCCGGCAGCGGCAAGTATGATTCTGACACTGGTGGAGGCGATGATCAGCAATCTCCCACAGATTATCTCGTCAGGACTTGATTTAATGATGGGGCTCGCACAGGGGATCGCAAATGCAATCCCGCAGGTGACAGCGAAAGCGCCGGTCATTATTGGAAAACTGGCATCTACGATTATTACGAACCTGCCAAAGATCATACAAACTGGTATTCAGATTCTCACACAATTGGCGGTCGGACTGGTAAAAGGAATTCCGACCCTGCTTGGTAAGATCCCGTCCATGATCAGCCAGATCAAGAATGCATTCACCAGTGTGGACTGGGGAAGTGTCGGCGTTAATATTATCAAAGGAATTGCAAGCGGACTTAGCAGCGCGGCAAAGAGTCTGGCAGATGCAGCAGCAAATGCAGCAAGCAATGCCCTTGACTGGGTGAAATCAAAACTTGGTATTCATTCACCGTCCCGTGTGTTTCGTGATCAGGTAGGTAAGATGATGGCTCTTGGTATGGGAATCGGATTTGAGAAGAATATTCCAGTCAAGAGCATGAGCGCAGGAGTCAAGAGAGCTGTAGGAAGCCTGAAGAAGTCAGCTGAATTGATTACAAGCAGAAGCACATCCAACAACAGCGTGGATGGAATACGAAACCATCCGGTATGGGGCGGACCAACGGATCAGACGGATTATGACAGATTGGAGAGGATACAGATGAAAGCGGCCAAGACGATAGCGAAGAGACCAATATATCTTGGAACAGAGCGAATTGACAAGCCACTGCCGAAAGGAGCGGTACCGCAAGTATGATTGTATATTATGAAAATTCAAAAGGGGAGCAACTGAATCTTCTGAAGGCTCCCTATAGGACTATGAAGACAGACTGGTTTGATGCGGACTGGTCAGAGTCTTCTAACGGGTATGAAAAGACCGTGACAATTGACGTATTCGGGAAACGAAACGAATTCCGGTCGAATATGGAGCAACTCTATAAGATCATAGCAGTTGATGCGGAAAATGAAGTATATGGAAGGCTGTATGTAAATGGAGCTTATTTACGATGCAGGATATTAAAATCGGCAAAGGAAGGATGGAAAGGTTACGTCTATTCCGAGGTGGGACTTACCTTTCAGGCACCGGAGCTTGTGTGGGTGGTAGAAACTGGAAAACAATTCTTTCCACAGCCCGAAGAAGAGGCAGCTGCAGGTATTGATTTTCCGTATAATCATCCGTTCGACTTTGCAGGAGTGAAGCGCGGGACCGCTGTGTGGGAAGTAGAGCATATTATTCCGAGTGATTTCCAGATGATTATCTACGGACCATGCGTGAATCCAAGAATCTTAATCAATGATTATCCTTATGAGGTATTTGTGACACTGGAACGAAATGAATATCTTGTGATCGACAGCAGATCTTGTAAGGTTATGAGATATTTATCAAATGGAACTGTGCAGAATGCATTTAATGAGAGAGCGCTGGAACATAGCATATTTGAGAAAATTCCTTCCGGGCTTTTAAATATCAACTGGTCGGGAGACTTTGGTTTTGATTTGACCTTATTTTTGAACAGGAGGGAGCCGCCGTGGTAACACTGGCAGATAAGAATCTACATGAGATTGGATATGTGAAAGATGCTAATTTTACTGCAGATGTGAATGGAGAGTACGAGTTTTCAGTTCAGATCGCAAGATCAAACTGGTATCCGGAATTGAACTTTTCCAGTTATATATACATTGTTGGTACAGAATATGGTGGAATTATCGGTGAGATCCTGACGGATACCACACTTGATTATGTGGAAGTGAAAGGGATCACCTGGCGTGGATTTTTGCAGTACAAAGTGATTGAGCCGCCGGCAGGATCTGATTACAAGAAAGTAACAGGGGAAATACATCAGGTTATGAAAGCATTGATTGAACCGGAGTTTAGTGGCTTGTATGTAGTGTCTTCCAAGAATACAGAAATCACGGTCAGTAATTATCTGTTTGACCGCTACTGTACCTTGCTTGCAGGGATTAGCAAGATGCTGAAAAGCAAAGAGTATAGGTTGAACATCCGGTTCCTTCGGGAGCAGGGAGAACCGGGATATCTGCTGATAGAAGCAGTTCCTGTTGTAGATTATTCAAAAAAACTGGAACTGTCGAAAGACATGCAGCTGAATTATACAATGGATGATAAGCGGAATGGAGTGAATCATCTGATCGTAGCAGGAAAGGGAGAACTTCAGGAAAGAAATGTATTCCATCTGTATGTACAGAAAAACGGTAGTATTGGAAAAGAAAAATATTATACTGGGCTGGATGAAATCACGGAGGTGTACGAAAATACATCAACGGAGACGGATGAACTTGAGAAAAATGCAATTGAACGACTTCAGGACCGAATGAATAAGAAGACATTCAAAATGGATGTTGCAAGTCTTGGACTTCAGGTCGGTATTGGAGATATCGTAGGAGGCAGAGATTACCTGACCGGGATGTATATGTCAAAGCCTGTAAAGAACATCATCTATGAAATCACAAATGATGTAGAATCAATTACTTATAAATTGGAAGGAGAAGATGAAGAATGAAAATTGTATCTGGAAGAACCGGATCACCCCATGTGACTTCGCAGCAGTTCCGGCAGATGCTGGAAGGAATACTGGGACAGGACAGTTATATTCTCACGAGCGGAGAAAATTTAAAGCCGGAATTGAGTTCCAATAATCTGCTCAAGATCCGGAGCGGGATGATGTGCCATCATGGATGTATTTCCTGTGTGGAAATCGGAACTTATGATGAGGTCACTCTGACGAATGGATCACATGGAATGCAGAGAATTGACCTCGTGGTAAACCGGTATACCAGGAATGCGGAGACAGAGGTTGAAAAATGCGAATGGAAGGTGATCACCGGGACAGCAAAGGCGAGCAGCCCAGCAGTTCCGACATATACGAAGAGCAATCTTCAGGAGGGAGATCTTGTAGATGAGTGTCCGGTATTTGAAATTCACTACAATGGAATCAATGTTACGGAGGTGAAGAGCCTGTTGAGTGTAGTGGGATCACTTGCTGAATTAAATGGCAAATCATATGAGCTGATCAAAGTCAGTGATAACAGATATGTGAAGAAATACGCAGACGGACGCTTTGAAGCATATGGTCATATAGCAATCAAGGATCTTGTATTTGCAAATCAGATTGGATCAAGCGGTGTTTATTACGCTCAATATCAGAATTTAAATATAGGGATTACTGCTAAAACCATTTCATCTGTACAACACACGGCAAATAACTCTGGTGTTGTATGGACTGGCAATGCATCTGTGTCTGGAATCGCCATGAAAGGAACTATCTTGCAATATGGTAATACTTCCAGAGCAACAGATTTAAACTATGATGTTAAGGGAACCTGGAAATAACTCACAATTCTTATTTCTAAGGAATTGGCAGTGGTTTTGGATTCACATCCGGCGCAGGTCGGGTGTCTTTGTTATGCGCTTTTATATATGCAACATAGAAACATGATTCAGAGAAAGGAAAAGATATGAAAATTATATTCAACGATGGTCAGGAGCTGACAGTGCAGGATGTATCCATTCAGGCTGATGGTGGTCTTCTGGTCAAAACAATCTCAGCAACAGAGGATGAGATCAAAGCAATTTTTTCAGACTCCATGACAACAAAGAAGATGACAGTCCGTGAGCGTGGATCAGAGCTTGCATGCTATGAAAATTATACGAAGTTTGATGCTGTTGTGAAGTATACAGCGGGCATTCTTGGAATTGTCATGTACCAGGAAGAGCAGGCACCGGAAGACCGAATCAAGGCACTTGAGAAAGAAAAGGCAGACATGAAGGAGAAGATTGACCAGTTAGAGGGCTGTCTTCTGGAAATGTCTGAGCTGGTATATCAGTAATGGTAACTCTATTAACCAATTTATTCATAATGCTACAAAACAACGGAGGTAAAGAAATGATGGCAATGTTATGGGCACAGCAGATTATGTTGGGAAAGAAAACGTATGAACAGGTTCCAAGACTTTTGAAAGATAAGGTAAAAGAGATCCTGGAAGATTCCGGAATGGGCGAACTTGTTACAGATGAGACACAGGAGTAGAGGTGAAAACAGATGGCAGTAAAAACAGCACAGTATATATTTAATGGTCAGACGATTAATCTGACATACAATTCAACATCAGGAAAATGGGAAGCGACGGTAACTGCACCAAGTAAATCCAGTTATAGCCAGACGGACCACGTTCTGGGCGGTACGGTAAAGGCTACAGATGTGGCAGGAAATACAACGACCGTTGATCAGAGCCATGCAACACTTGGTTCCTCTCTGAAGATCAGAGTCAAAGAGAAGGTAGCTCCGGTAATCAGTATCACTGCACCGACAGCCGATTCTTATATTACAAACGCAACACCGACCATCAAGTTTACGGTAACAGATGCAGATTCTGGTGTAAATTCCGGTACAATCGCAATGAAGCTGGATGGTACAGCCGTTACAGTTACAAAGACAGCAATCACAGGTGGATATGAATGCAGCTATAAACCGACTACCGCACTGAAAGATGGAAGTCACACAATTTCTGTGACAGCATCAGATAATGATGGAAATGCAGCTTCAGCGAAGACAGCAACCTTTACAGTGGATACAGTACCGCCGACTCTGACGATTACAGCACCGGCAGAAGGTCTTGTGACAAATAAGACAACTATTACTGTTACAGGTAAGACAGACGATGCAACATCTAAGCCGGTTACAGTTACTGTAAATGGTGCAGCGGCTACAGTTGGGACAGATGGATTCTTTAGCAAGGATGTAACGCTGACCAATGGTGCAAACAAGATTACGATCATTGCCAAGGACAAAGCAGGTAAGACTACAACGATCACGAGAAATGTAACGCTTGATACAGCCGCTCCGGTGATCAAGTCTATCACCCTGACTCCGAATCCGGTTGATTGTGGTAAGACCTTTGTGATTGCTGTAGAGATTACGGACTAGGAGGTTCTGTTATGGTTGTGAAGGCAACCGGCAAGGTAGACGGGAAAGAGGTTATCTTTGAACGGGCAGAAGGGGATCTGTGGAAAGTCACGATCCCCTATGATCTTGATGGGATGTATGTGGTAGAAGTGACTGCAGAAGACGAGGCGGGTAATATAGCATTTTGCACGAAGTTACTGTTAATCGTGGATCCAGCTACTCTATGCATCCATCTCATACCATATGAGTATACCGTGGAAGTAGTTCAGGAAGAATTTTGTGTGGATGTGGTTCATCCGTGTCATGGGAGGTGCTGTTGTGAATAGAGTAAGATTTATCCAGGGTGAGGACAAACATGTCAAACTGCTGGTAAGAAGTCCGAATAATGAACCATTTACCATTCTGGCAGCATCTTACAGTCTGTCACGGTTTGGAGAAGTTGAATCTCATGGAGAATGTGAGATCAATGGTCATTATCTGGATATTAAAATTGCACCAGTGCAAAAGGCGAAGTCTTATATACTGGAAGTTACTTATGTGGTTGCTGATTCAACGAGGAAAGTAAGGATAGAAGTAGAGGTGGTATGATGCTGACAATCACGGAAATCAAATTGAGCAAAAATCCTGTCGGGACAGGGGAAAAGTTTACCATATCTGTGCAGATTCAGGAGACAGCAGATTATCCGTATGACTATCCTTATGATTTCCCGGTATCCTGCACGGTCACAGCGAAACCGAAAGAAACATAAAAATGATTTTCAGAGGGACTGAATATTGTATCATCAAATTACCCTGAGCTGTTTAAATAAGAAGAAACTCGTTTGAATTAACTGACAACCGTGATATACAGGTGGTACACAAAAACACCGAAAACCCCGGAGTTTATGCGGCTCATGGAGGTATTGCTATGGCAGCAGGAGCTATCATTATAACGTTATTGGAGTTGATTGTCGGAACTATTGTAAATATCATATTGGGATGGAATGTATGGGACTACAGCAATCTTCCAGGAAATCTGCTTGGACAGATTTGTCCGCAATTTACGGTATTGTGGTTCTTCCTGTCGGCTGTAGCCGTCTATCTAGATGATTGGATAAGATACTTGCTGTGGGGAGAAAAACGGCCAAAATATAAATTTTAGAAAGGAAGGATTGAAATGATGGATAAGATTATCACATTGCTGTCAAGCAATTCATTTGTAAAAATTTTGCTGATAGCGGTTGCTCTAGATACGATACTTGGTGTACTCAGAGCGATTAAAGAACACAAATTCAACAGCTGCGTAGGAATCGACGGAGCAATTCGGAAAGCAGGAATGCTCCTGTCAGTAGGATTCCTTATGGCAACGGACGTGATTATGCATATTAATGTATTAGGCATGGTACCTGAGAAATATGTACAGATTCTTGGAATTGATAAGATGGGAATCTGCGAATTCTTCAGTCTACTATTCATATTGTACGAACTGGTTAGCATCCTCAAGAATATGACATTATGCGGACTTCCAGTACCAACCAAAATCAAGAAATGGATTCAGAAATTCCTCGATGATATGACAGAAGAGCTTCCGAAAGAAGCAGCCAAGGAATTGCACCAGTGCAAGAAAGGAGAAGAATCATGACAGAACAGACAATTAAAGAAACAATTAAGAGTTTCGCTTACGGACTTTCAGCAAAGGAAATCTCCGATAACGAAGGAACATCACTTGAAGTTATGGAGAAGTTCGCAGAGGAACACGCTGCGGAGATTGAGCAGAAGAAAGCAGAATTGAAGGAAGGTGGATGGTATGAGTAATCTGATTATTGACGTATCTTATCATAATGGAGTCATCAACTGGGAAAAGGTAAAAGCATCTGGTTGTGCCGGAGCTATTCTCCGCTGTGGATATGGAGATGATATCGCATCACAGGACGATAAGCAGTGGATTCGCAACCTTGCAGAGTGCGAAAGACTTGGAATTCCGGTAGGAGTCTATCTGTACAGCTACGCTACTTGTGACAGACAGGCGCAGAGCGAACTTGATCACATCTTGAGATTGATTAAAGGGCATACATTCCAGTTACCAATTTTCATTGATGTAGAAGAGCCGGGAACACAGAACTATGCTCCTAGATGCTGTGAAATCGTCTGCGAAGGACTTAAGGCGAATGGATATATTCCGGGAATCTACGCTTCACTGAGTTGGTTTAGCAACCATCTTGGAAGTGTACGTGGCAAGTATATTGAATGGATGGCAAGATACAAGAATCTTCCGGAAGATACATACAAGGGACAGTACGCAATTTGGCAGTATTCCTCAGATGGTTATGTAGATGGAGTCAGCGGAAGAGTAGATGTGAACCATTGCTACATGGAGTTTGGTGGAACTGTTCAGCCTGTTACACCGTCAGCACCTTCTAAGCCAGCAGAGAAGAAAGACTTAGGACAGGTCGATATTACATATCAGGCTTTCACGGATAGATGGTGGCCACCAGTAGTGAACAAGATTGATTGGGCTGGAAAAGGTGATAATGTTCCAATCAAGTGGCTTGCGATCAAAGTTAGCAAGGGAAGTATCCGTTGTCGAGTATACACAAGAAAGAGTGGTTGGCTTCCGTATCTTACATTCGGCAATAGCTATGATCTGAATGATAAAAAGAACGGAATCCTCGGAGATGGTTCAGAGATTCTTGCTATTGAGCTGTACTACATCACACCGGATGGATATAAGTACAAGATGGTTCATTACAGAGTTTCTGTTAGAGATAACTCTAACTTCTACGGTGAGCAGATCGACACGTTAAAAACCAACGGTGCAGACGGTTATGCGGGGGACAAGAAGAGATTCGTGGATAAGTTCCAGGCTTGGATTGAGTAG